AAAGCGCGGAATACATCTCCGACTTCGCACGGTACCATCTTTCCAAGTTCTTTACGATTGTCCCAAATCGTGACACAATCGAGGGCTGAACTTGCCCGAATTGAATTGTTTGTTGCATATCAGTATCTCTTTATGTAAATGAATGTTTCCTATTAAAAAGAGGGAGCCCGCCTCGTTGCTCATTACACGTTCATGTGCGCTGGTGTTATTGTTTTATCTATCACTATAGAGAAGCGGAACTCCCTCCGGCCTGTCACGGCCTCTTGCGTTGTGGACGCCTTACGTATCTCCCACATTTTCAGACACGGTTTTCAATTTCGATTTTTCTTTTTAAAGCGGGGAGATGCCAGGGGACGCTGCCTACGCTCAACTCCATCACTGGTAGTTGCATCTCCCCGCCGCTCACACAAAAAGTTCCTTCCTGGGCTTTTCACCTTGGCAAGTGCTACTCAAATCATCTCAAAGAACTAAAATTCATCGGCAAAAGTAAATAGATTTATTTACAATACAAAACATTAACGTAATAATATTATTTATTTTAACAATATTTAGTAAATAGAACTATTTACATAACGATAAAAAGAGTAATTTTGCAATAAAATTGAGCATTATGAGAATAAAAGAGATACTGAAGGAAAAAGGAATGACAGTTCAAGAACTGGCAGACAAACTCGGAATAAGTAGGCAGGCTTTGAGCAGACAGATTCAAGGAAAATTGTTAGTAGAGACAGCTCAAAACATCGCCGATGCTCTTAATGTTCCCGTTTGGCAACTTTTTGCCAATCCTTCCGACGTGTTGAACGATGGCGAGCAACGCCCCCCCACCATCACTTGCCCCTATTGTGGCAAGGACATTGTGATTGAGGTGAAATAATTAAAACGTATTCCTATGGAAAATATCATTTTGGAAACCATCTATCTTACATTGGACACCTCACGCATAGAAAATCTATTAACCATCTTTGTGAGTGTCTATGTTCTCTACACCCTTCCTCGTGCGGTACAACAGCTGTTAGATATGTGGCGTGGTAAAGACTTTGATTAGGCTCATGGCGTGAACGGTGGTGAAACAAAAAATCCCCAACCACATTTATGGTCGGGGATATAATCAACGATAGTGTTGTTTTAATGTTATTAGATAAAAATTGCGAACAACAATGCTAACACTACGACAACAAAGACAACGAGGAAGATTGTAAATCCCACAGGATTTTCAACAGGTTTTTCGTCTATAGTCATTAGCTCCCCCGACTCCTTCGCTTTCTTTACAAGATCTTCATCTGAGTGCTGAAGAGCGTAATCATAAGCCCCTTTTATTTCATTATATATCAAGTTTGTTTTATCTTTAGTGAGCAATAAGACCTCACGCTCAGAATTCCCCTCCTTGAATTTTAAAAATATCTCACTTTTATCCTTGGCAGCTGCTCCTATAGCTGCACCAGCTAAAAGTCCTATACCGCCAGTAAGTACTCCGCCTATAAGTGCTCCTGTAGCGGCACGTGTTCCACTACGCTTAGATTTCGCATCAAATGAGATATCAATGATATCTTTCGCATTGATATATATATCTCCTTTCGGATATATACTCTTAATCCTGATGACACCATTTGAAATTAATACCTTTACACTCCGTTTGCTATCCCAACCAGGATAACCAATAATATACTTTACATCAGCTTCCATGATTCATAAAATTATCTATTATTATTCTTTTTTTTTAGACTCATCAAAGGAAAAAATCCTAAAACCTTCAATGGGTGGAGACAAAATGTTTGTTTGTCACGATTGTTGATTAGTTGTTTTTGGGCAACTTACTTAAAACGAAAACCGATACGAGACTAATAACAGTCAGACCGCCCAAAGAACCCGCCAACCAATCGTGACCGTTCAATCCAAGATAGACGGAACCTAACCCAAACAAAAATGCCACGAGTAAGCCATAAATCTGTCCCAATAATTTCAATATGAAGTTATTATGAATTTCCTTGTCTTTTTGTCGAATACGGCTATCCTGTTCAAATTCTGCCATTTTAAAAATACGATCTGGAGCATCAGGAGTTGCGTCTTTGTATTTAATAACTTCGCTGGCTGGTGGAATTGGACCTCTATAACTTTGGCTCATGACCAAACTCATACCATTGGTCAATATTTCCATTTTATCTTTAGGAAGTTCATTCAATACTTCTATGGCTTCCGAAAGAGTGTTATTGTCCAGGTATGGTTTTGCCATGGATTCTCCTTTATTTACATAAAGAGAGTCATTTGAATAATAATTTGCCTTATTTAATTTTTTCATAGTTTACCATAGCGACACGAAAATCGTTGCCGATACTTTCCCAATCGCCTCGCATTCTTTCACCGTCACTGCATGCAAAATAAGGGTCTGGCGTTTGGTCAATACCGCTAATATTAAGGATACTACCATATCCCTCAAGGAAGCTGGCCATCTTTTTCTTCAGTAAGATGCCGAGGATTGATCGCTTTTCGCTATTGCCTGTGCCTGACAGCACGGCAAAGGTGATGGCTTTCTTTTTCTTCTTGTCTCTTAAAGTGTTCCTTTTCATATATGTTACCTATGTAGCTTTCTTCTTTCTTGTTGTTAGGCAATTTGAGTTAGTTATTGATTGTAATATGTATTTTTTTCATGTCTTGAGTTCCGCAAAGATAGTTCTTTTCTCAATTACTTCCAAATATTATGCCAATTATTATCGTTTTTAGTCTAAATTTCATAATTAAAAATAAATATAAAAACGTTTTTTCTTTTACGTTACCTTTTTCGTGACTGCACGAAAATGATGAGAGGGCGCAGCACATCGTTTGCGCCACGCCCTCACGGTCAGGTAATGTCAAGGGTTACGGTTCCACGCTGGCATCCTCTTCGTCATCGCCATCGATGATGTCACCGCCCACATAGCTGTCGGCTTCGCGAATTTTCATCTCGGCGTAGAGTCCTGAAGCCTTGAAACGCTTGCCAAGGAAAAGGTTCATGCGGCAGCCTGTGACGTTATGCCTTGCGTTGAACTCCGATGCCTTGTCGGCAGCCTCCGTCTTCAGCCCAACCTTGAAGATGCCAAGGTCATCAAGCCGTACCGCCTTGCCCTCAAGGAGCAACTCGCGCAGACAGTTCTCCGTCTCGATGAGCACGCCACGTATCACAGCTTCGGAAAAAACGCAGTGGTGGGTGGCCATGTGTTTGATAAACTCGTCGAACTCCATCAGCTCATGGACGGCACGGGCATACCACTTGCCCTCTGTCTTGCTGCCCTCGCGGTTGTCTTGGTAAAGTTTGTAACGTAACATAATGATTGAAGATTGAAGATTGAAGATTGAAAATTGAAGATTAAAAATTGAAAATTGAAAATGAAAGATTGAAATCGGTGGCAAATATAGGGCTTTATCGCCGATGGTTTCCGATTACGTTAGGTTTTGGGTCGCGACGTGCGATTATGTACGTTTATTTACCGTAAAAACGTGGTGGATTACGGTTTTTGGCCGTATCTTTGCATATTAATCACTCAAAGAATTAATGCACCATGTCATTCAAGATTAAACAGTACGGCAGGACAGAACTGGCACAACTGTACTGCCCAGATATCGCGCCTGAGTCGGCTTGGAAGAAATTCCGCCGCTGGATGGAACTGCACCCCACGCTCATGCAGTCGCTCGCCAACAGCGGGTACACACCGCGTCAACGCACCTTCACGCCCTACCAAGTGGGCGAAATCGTGGCTGCCTTGGGGGAACCGTAGATTTTAACATTTTTTCTGATGCAATTTTTGGCAAAAACCGATAACATTTTTGGCAAAAATTGATAGCATTTTCTGGAACGTTTGGTAGAAACATCATTTGCCAAGTCATTCATCAGCGAGAAAGATGTATGAAAATGGGGAGGTTTTTGTGTCGTTTCGGGCGATTTTTGCACCCTTTTTCCACCAACAATCTCCCCAAACCCCAATAAACAGGCATGATAAAGGGCGAAAATCCGCAGGATTCGCCCTTTATCACGCATTTCACACCGACCCGCACCGCCCCGTGGCTGCACTCCCAGCGGCTCGTGTGGCTCGGAAATGTGACTATTTGTAAAAAAAACGGAAAAATGTAGGGAAAAGCCCTTTACGGAAATGCCACCGCAAAGGTCGTCACTTGGGGTCAAGGGAGATGCCACCGCCTGGACTGCTCCATATTGACACCCATTCCTTGCGCATGAGGAGGTATTTCACGGCATCGGTAAGGTTGGATGATTCTTTCGGCAGTCGGTCGAATGACAATTTATCACCCTTTTTCTCCTTGCGTATCACGTCACGGTTGAAGCGGTCTTTCGTTACCTTGGTGGGGCAGTTCTCCATCTCCGCCTTGGTACACTCGCAGTTGTGCCTGTCGATGAGCAAGGTGAAGAGACGGTCTTTGAGTTGGCCAGCGAGGAGTGCCATCATGAAACGATACTCCACGTCGGAGTAGATATCACCCTGACCGCGAGACTTCAGGATGACACGCCAGCCAGTTGCCCGTCCGTTGGCATCGCGCTCAATGGCAGCTTTGATTTTGCTTGCCATGTCTGCCCGTTGCTTCTGGTAGTTGTTCATCGCACGGTCGTAATAGAGGTGGAGCACCTTGATGCGCATGGGCTTGAAGTATGCCAGGAACTTATCCGCAAGGTCGCGCTCCGTCTGTGGGGAGATGGTATAGAGTTCCTTCAGCAGTCGGTAGGTTTTGCCGTTGCGCTGTCCGAATGCCATCGACAACATATTACCTGCATCCATACCCGCCTCGATGTAGCGGTTGCGGTCGAGGTATTTCAGTACCGTGCAGTCTTCTTGCCAACCGTATTCAAATTTGTCTATTACGTTGTTGTCGTAACCGTCTGAATAGAAGTTGTCGGCTGTCAGGGTGGGGTAGAACTTTTGGTTGGCTGCGAGCTTCGGACGGATGGATAGGATATTCGTCTCGAATCCCTCCAGCGATTCTTTCATCTCATCCTCAAAGAATTCGGTACCAAGCACGTCGATGTTGACAAACGTGGAACTCACCATCGCCATCGTGACACGGCAGCGGGCTTTCACCCATCTGTCGTGCCAACGGTTCATGAGCTTCTCGGCATCGGCAAGCTGCTTCCTCAGTGTTGCCATGGTCTGGCTATCCACTCCATTTGCCTCTGCCTCGTGCAGTTCCTGTAAGGCTATGGCATATTGCGCCCGCGTGTCGTTGTAGATAAGCGACACCTTGATGAGCAGCTTCACCCGTTCTATGTCCATCGACTTGACGATCTTGAAACACCAGTCATATTCCCCGATATGGTTGGGGTTGGGCAAGTCGGTGGTGAAGGTACGCGAGCGGTACCAGGGATTATTGCCATACTTGGCATAATAGCCACGGACAGTCTTTAGGATGTTGGTGAATTGCTCTTCCTTCCAGTACTTGATCTCATCGCCGAAGATGGCGACAAAGGAACGGCCAGCACCGATGGACGGACGATCGAGCGAAAAGAACGTGACCGTCGTGCCATTGTAAAATGTCATGGTGTGCTTGAACGAGCTTACCACGTTGTACATCTGCCTGCGCCACGACTCAGGAGGGCGTGTATCGATGACGAAATCCCTTCCCTCTTCCATGCCAAGGAAACGCAAGCCTTCAAGGAGGGAGGGGATTACATTCTGGTGTAGGTTGCTGTATGTATCGGCGATCCATGCGAATGGTGCGCCGGGACATTCTTCAACCGCCTGCTTCAAACGCTCAGCGAGGAGTTGGGTGGTCTTGGCCGATGCACGTCCCGCAAACCACCAGCACGCCCATGGCATACACATGTTGAGCAACTGAGTGATCCAGTTCATGAAGCGGTGCTCCACATCATCGGCGGCGTGATTGATTCGTGTCTTACGGCTACTCATCCTCGGAGATGTTGATGGTGTTATTCAGAACTTCGTCGATGTCGATGGGATTCACGCCAGCATCTGTCTTCAGACGTTCCTTTTGCTGCTCGTTGACGTTGAGACTGTCGATGAGCGATGCCACCTCCTGGCGGTTGATGTTCGGCAAACCAAGTCGCTTGCCGTCCAACTGGTACACCTTGATTTCCTTCCGTGCAGCTTGGTTGTTGTCCGGCTCCTCTGGATCAGGTTCATCCAGCTGCTTAAACTTGTATGCACTTTCCATCAGTCGGCGGTAGGTCTCCATGTCATCGGGTGTGATGCCCTCGGTCTTCAGGATGGAAAGTGCGGCATTGCGCATTTCCTCGAACATCAGGTTGCGCCACGCCTGGCGTGTCACGTTATCCTCCGCATAGAACAGGTTGATGGCTTCGTCGAACATTCGGGTGGCCACGCGACGGAGGCACTTAAACGGCGGTCGCATGAGGAATTGGATAGCTGCTATCCTGCCATACTTCCGATATACGCCCAACTGTGCCAGGAGCGCATTGTAATACTCCTGTTCGTCAGCAGACAGTTCGCCTTTGAAACCATCCTGGGCGTAGTCTTGCAACTTGTCAAATAGGGATTCGTTGAACATCATACCTCCATACTCATTTCAGGGAAACAAATCTCGTCTATATTCGTGGAAAGCGAACGGCTTTTCCGCATCTTGTCCCACCGTTGGGCTTTGGTGGCATTGCTTCCACTCGCGGCATCGGCTGCCATGGTCATGCCCTCCTTGGCTGCCTGTAACAGTTGCCCACGCTTGAAATGGTAGTTCAATGGCGAGAACGGCATGTTGAACCACATGAGGAATTCCGCATACGGGATTTTATAATAGAGGGCAATCTGCTTGGGTTGGTAGCCGATGCCAGCAAGTCGCTCGTATTCGTCAACGTCGATACGGCTCATCCATTCGGGAACCGTGCCAACACGGGGATTATCCTCTCGGAACTTGACCACATCGAAATTCATAAACTTTCCTTGAATTTAAAAATACGTATTGTTCTTCCAAAGCGTTTTCTCCGTAGTTTCCGCTGCCTTCCACGACGAAGGCACCAGCTGCTGTGTCCATGCAAGTGATCTTCTTGTGCGTCCAGGCGAAAGACAATGCTATCGTGCCTTGGCTTTGCAGGGAGATTAACCGCTCATATACTGTTGGCATTCTATATTTCAACGTCTCGCTGATGTGCAAATGGATGCTGCCTATCTTGCCTTTGTCGTGATAGCGAAGCAGCGCATTGATCACTCGCTCGTTGGTGGAATACGTGGCAACATATACATGGTGGATATATCCAACCGCTTTCAGCACGTGCACGATGAACGTGAATGCCGTAAAGCTCTTGTTGGTCTCGATGAAGAATATCTCGCCATTGGCTGGCAACTTGCCCGTGATTTGCTTCAGGGAATCAACCTTGAACATCATTTCCACGTCGAAGGCATCGAGGAACCTGCGGCTCTTCTGCATCTCCGCTTCCAGATCCGACAGCGAGAAGTATTCATTCATCCTCTCCCAACAAGC